TTGTGCTGGATCGCGCATTGTCAACGTGCAGGATGTCGTTTCCTATAACAAACAGGATGCGCCCGATTCCCATGCCCGACGCCTTGCGGATTAATTCGCGCGTGCCTTCAATCATGCGCGTCACTGCGACTTCGCGGCTGTATGTGTAGCCTGTCTCGGTTGATACGCACAGTTTGCCGACGTGGATGTCTGCTAGGTCAATGACTAGCAAGCATTCGCCGTCTGGTTTTTCGCGTATCTCGTATTCTGGCACGTCCATTGTTTTGAGGTCGTCCATCGCGCCACGGATCGTGTCAAGGAATTGGTTGGTTTCTTCTTGGCTTTTGGGAACGGACCAGCGATTGTTGCCAATCTTTTCTCCCTCGTCGTTTAATACGGCGATCCATCCGCCCTTGATTTCAGCGCCATTGAGCCCTGAAAGGCTCATGCTGTTGCGCGCGCCATCGGACAAGTGCAACCCGCGTTCCTTGGCTTTTTTAACGCGGCTGTAAAGTGTGGTGTAAACGATTCCTAGTTCCCTAGCGGCGTCTGCATAATTGTCGTTGTTTCGGGCAAGTGCGTCTAGCGCCTCGATCCCAATGACGTCTGACATAGGTGGTGTCGGCATGGATTTACCTTCCAGGTGTGCAAGCTGATGCGGTTGCATTTGCAAAAAGAAAGGCAATCAGCTTGCGTTGGCTATGCGTAGCACGCATGGGGTTGATTGTTAAGGGTTTACTCGCCCTCACTCATTTCTGCGCCCAATGCCATATAGCCAGCGCCGTCCACGCTGCTATCGCGGTGCGGTCCTGTGCGCAGGCGTGCAATCTTTAGCAGCGCCATCATGTTGCAAACGTCCGCTGCGTTGACGGGATGGCCTAGATACGCTGTCCACATATCCGCAATGCAGCCGAATGACTCTTGCGGCGTGCCGTAGTCTTTCTCACGGTCGCCATTAATAAGCGCGTCTGCTTTGGCTAGTATTTTGGTGCGCGTGTTCATGCCCCCGCTCCAATCACAATGCAGTCAAATCCGTCAATGTAGTGGCCTTCGGACAGTTCGGGCTTGTTTAGAAAACCAATGGCCTCGTTCTCGCATTCGGTCAATTGGGCGAACTGCTCAGTATAAGCAATGCAGCCCTCTATCGCGTAAGGCTCCATTGGCCCCATGCCGCAGATTAGTATGTATCCAAGTATCATTTCAATAAACTCCAAAGGTTGCGCGATAGATCAAAGATGCGATGAATAGGGACATGGCGACAATGCTAAACCAGAAAGTCGCGCGTGTCAGCCATACAGCTAGTTTTTCCCTGAGTATGGCTTGCTCGTGCCGGTCTTCCATCTGCGGGATTGTTGGCGTCAAGGTCGGGAAACCGTGATATCGGGCCAGGTCGTTGTTTGAGTCGTTATTCATGGTCTTATCCTTTATTCGCTGCGGGGATGCGCACAACATCGTCGTGCCATTTTCTGAGGCTGTGACGTGGGTCACACATTTCCTCGGCGTATATGTCAAAGTCGGGGTAATACTTGTCTGTTGCGGCCTTGCGTGCTGCGTCGTCGGCTCTAGCCCATTGGATGCGTTGTGCGTCGTCGGCTGCGTCTTGTTCTGCGTCGGTCATGGTCGTATCCTTGGTTGCTTTGGTGTGCGTCTTTACGACTTATTTTTTGCGTAACGCTTGGCCTTCTTTGCCCGTCGCTCCTTAGACATGCGATAGTTGATGCCCTTGTTTGCGTCTTGGGTTGGTGTGATGCCGCGTTCGGCCAGTGTCAGATTGTTTGGGTTGTTCATTGCAGTCTCCTTGGTTGCTTATGCCTCACCATACGGCGGGCAATCTCACATGGCAAGCGTTATTTTCGGACAATGCAGAATTATCACGTTGACAATCCAGCGGCAATGTCCGAAGGTAGGCACATGATTAACACAACAAAGGACCATATGATATGGCCTGTCAGGATTTTGAGTCAGACTATTACAGCCCTGCGCGGTGTCATCTTTGCGGCAAGCGCCGAGAAGATCACCAACACACGCCTCAAACAAGCAACCCAACAAAGGACGACCAAATGCAAACCATCCAACCAACAGAACAAAAAGCCCTTGACCAGATTGCAAAATTCCGCACGCGCACTGGCATGGCAAAAACAATGTTTGGCAAACACGCCGTCGGCGATGCCAACTTGATCGGCCAGCTTGAAGGCGGGCGGCAATTGCGCCACGAAATGCGCGAAAAGATCAAGGCGTTCATTGCAACGTACAAGGTGAAGAAATGACCCCCAATCAAATGGTAAAGATTTTAGACGGGCAGCTATCAGACTGCTATGCCGAAACGTCAAAACGACAAGAACGGATTGACCGGCTTGAGGATGCCTTGCGGTCTATCCTTGCAATCCCAAACAGCGAAGCGGCACAAGGCATCATGAAAGTGTTGGCCGATGACGCCCTAAAGGCCAAGCCATGACCCCAACAAAAACCGCAACCGATTGGAGCGCAGCGGGTGACCCTTGGACCCGCAAAGAGGTAATTGGCGACTGCACGCTGTATCTGGGAGATTGCCTTGAGGTGATGCCCGCGCTTGGAAGGGTGGATGCTGTTGTGACGGACCCACCGTATAAAATTGACGCACCAAGCGGGCAGATAGTAAAGACTTGGGTGAGAAAATATCACGACCAAATTTACGATAAGGGTCTAGACTTGGGTTTGGACCCGTCAGTCCTTTTTTGCGCGCCTCATGTTGTGGCCTTCTGTAATAAAAAACAGATAAAAGACTACATAGAGGCGGCGGAGTCTGCCGGATATGTTTGGACCCTTATAACATGGAATAAGACAAACCCGTCACCGCTTTGCGGCAACAATTATTTGCCAGATACGGAATATGTTTTTCATTGCTGGCGCGGCTCTCCATTGCGGGGAAGTTATGAAACGAAAAGCAGGTTTATTGTTTCCAACGTGGAGAAAACAAAAATATCGCACCCAACAGTTAAGCCCATTTTTGTAATGTCGAAATTTATTAAAAATGCAAGCGACCAAGGGCAAACAATCCTTGACCCCTTCATGGGCAGCGGAACAACACTAGTTGCTTGCACCAAGCTGGGACGTAAGGGGATCGGCATTGAACTAGACCCCGACTATTTCGAGATTGCCTGCAAGCGCGTACAAGCGGCATACGACCAGCCGGACCTGTTTGTGGCACTACCTACGCCACCAACTCAAGAAGGGATGGACCTATGAGACGCGCCGCAAGAGTTGACGCCAACCAAGCCGCCATTGTTCGCGATCTGCGCAAGGCGGGCGTTTCCGTTCTTGACCTATCGTCAGTGGGCCAAGGTGCGCCTGATCTGGCGTGCGGGTACAAGGGCCGAACCGTGCTTGTGGAGATCAAAGACGGTGACAAGCCGCCATCTGCGCGGAAGCTGACACCGCAACAGGTCACGTTTCACAACGGCTGGCAAGGCGAGGCTGTCGTCGTGAAGGACATCGGCGAGGCGCTGGGCGTGTTTGGGATTAGATATCACAACAAACAACCCCCAGCAGATTAACGCTGGGGGTTGCCTATTCGTTTCTACTGAGGTAGATTGCGAGTGTGAAGCGCAGGACCTTGATACAACGCAACCGTACCAAACGCAAGGCCTGCCCAAATTAAAGGGCAAAATATGCCAAGACAAATCAGAATTATCCGCATCTGTGGCGACTTGGCCTATGTGCCACTAACGCAGGGCTACACCGCTACAATTGACGCTGCCGATGTGACGTTAGTTGACGGGCGAAACTGGCACGCCCGCAAGGTGCGCAATGTTATATACGCCAGCCACAAGGAATCTATTGGCGGAAAATGGCGCGATACTAACTTGCATCGAGTCATTATGGGTGAGCCGGATGGCTGGCAAGTTGACCACATTGACGGTGACGGGCTTAACAATAGGCGCAATAATTTGAGATTAGCAACTGCTTCGCAGAACTCGCACAATCGGCGCATTAATTCCAACAATAAATCTGGGTTTAAGGGTGTTTGCTTGCATAAGCATTCTGGTAAATGGCGCGGGCAGATTAGGTTAAACTACAAGACGATCTGCCTTGGGTATTTTGCATCGCCAGAGGAAGCGCACGCCGCTTACTGCATTGCATCCAAAAAATACCACGGCGAGTTTGGGCGCACAGAATGAGCGGATGGTATGCAGTCCAACGCGGGATTACCGCGCACCACCTGTTCGAGCGCAAACCTGAGCGCCTAGCGGTCTGGATGTGGCTAATGGACAATGCCGCATGGAAAGACACAACGCACGACGTGAAGGGCCACACAGTCGTTGTGCCGCGCGGTTCTGTTTGTGTGAGTGAACGGCACATCGCGGACAAGTGCGGGGTTGGATATCAGGTCGTCAGAACGGCCATCAAGCGCTTCGCAAGCGAACAAATGCTTAACGCAACGCCAACGCACGGCAAGAGCCTGATAACACTTTGCAATTATAGCAAATATCAAGATATAGGCGGGTCCGATAACGCAGAGGGTAACGCAACGCTAACGCAACCCCAACGCAACGCTAACGCACAAAAGAAACAAGGTAACAAGTTAACAAAAGAAGGACCTAAAGGTCCTAGCGATTTTGAGGCTGTTGAAATCCTGTCTACCATCGTTCCCCAGCAACTTGCTAAAGACTTCGCGGCACATCGAAGG